TTGAAATATTGTCTATGGTTATATCCTGTATTCCAATATCCGATTTATCCTCCAATGAATATATAACGTGTTCAATATCTTGAACTAGGTCATCGGCTAGACTTTGAGAATTATCTTCTCCAAATACGTATGCTCTTAGTGTAACGTCTAATGTTGCTACCGTCAAATCTTTAGAATTGAAGTTTCTTAATTCGGTTCCCGCTGATACATAAACCGCAGGAAAGTCGTTAACTTCGTCTAAAAATTTTAATTTTCTGAACACATTTTCAAATAAGTTATTGTTGTATGTGTATGATGCATCATATGTTGAACTTTGTCCATCTATATTTTTTAACTGTCCAACTATGTATTGCACTATCTCTTTTCTTCTTGATGCCATCTTACCCCCTTACAATATTAAATGCCCTAGCAAACAGGCTTTGTACAACCTCTCGAGTTGCCTTACCAACTTGATCTTCAGGCATATATCCATATCTTTTTAAACTATCATATAATGGATTATATTTATATGCAATAACACTTTTTTTATAGTTAGCTAATATTTGAACACTATTTCTGAATCTACCAGAACGTTCAGTTAAATCTGGTTTTTGAGGTTCTCCAGATTTTCTCATAGTTTGTCCTAAACGTTTTTGTACTAGCTTAGAAAGTTGGACACCTGAAATAAATCTTTGTCTAGTTTTCTGAGTCGTTGTTGACATAGCAGAAGGTAACATATTTACTCCTGCAGGTCCTGTTTTTGGAGGTTTTTCTAATTTCATTCTTTGAGTAAAAGGAGTTAAACCTCCCTCTTTAAATTCTTTAAAAAAAGCATATAAAAAACTATAAATTTGAGATAAACTATCTTGTTTTACCGTACCCTCCGCTGCTTTTTGTCGTATATAATTTTGAGCAAATTTCAAAAACGCATCAGAAATTTTCATATTAGCAGTTGCTTGAGCTTTGACGATCTTATCCGTAATATCTTTAGGTTTAAAAGTAGCCTCTAAAAGAGGTGTAGGTCTGACAATTGTTCTAAATCTTTTTGGAGTACCGTCTTTAGCATATTCTCCAACCCTAGTTCTAAATGAAAAATATTTTAACAAAGTAGCTTTATTTCTAGCTTGCATTTTAGGAAAATCAACAGCCATCAAAGGATTAGCTGCAAATAGTAACTGAACTTGTTTTTTTCCTCTTTTTTGATCATCAATAAAATTTACTAAAAAATAGTTTTCAAATTTTTGAGCAGTTTTAAGAATTAAATCATCAAACTGCTTTTTAAACTCAGGTAAAAGAATAACATCTAAAGCTGCTTCATCTTTAAGTTCACCAATTTGTCTACCGCCCTCGCCTATGGTAATTTTTCTTGATTTTTGAATAATACCAAAACGCTCAGGTGCAGTACTAGGATTTGTATCAAAAGAAGTTATATCAGGTATTGGAACATTACCAATACCTGCTTGTTTTAATTCTATGAAAGCTACAGATTCGTCTTTGAGCACTTGTGTTGCAGATAAAGATATTCCAGTTACTTTTTCAAATTTAGCTCTATCAACCATCATATCAGGGGCAGACTTAGGTTGAACAAACTGATTTTTAATAGCATCTGGTACAGCTTTACCAAATCCAGGAACTTGAGTTGAAAAGAAAAGTGATACTATTTCTTGAGCCGCACCACGAAGTTTAGCTATTTCTGGAGGGGGTTTTCTTATATTAAACTGAACAGGGTTTGAAATAATATTTTCAATCTGAATTTTCATTACTGCACAATTCTATATAAGTCTAAAATCCTTCTAATATGTGGAGGAAAGTTGCCTGCAAGTGGATATTTATCACCTCTTTCGCCCTCAAAAGAGAATCCTCTCTTTTCTTGATCTTGTTTATAAATTAATTTTATCACATCAAGAGTAGCCATTTGTAAATCTTGTGGAACCTCTGTTGATTCATATCCTGCTCTATACTCAACTTTTACCCCTGAAGGAAAAGGTTGAAAAGACGGCGGACCTGATAATGTTAATGATGGATAATTATTTCTTATTGTTGGATAGGTTCCTCTAACTCCAACTGACCCTACATCTCTAGTTACTTCACCCATATCACGACTAAAAGTAAATTCACTTACAGCATTGTGTACATCTTTAGCCTCAGTTGCATTGTTTTTACCGTCAAAATGTACGAGCATTACAGTTTCTTGATCAGGTCTAAATCTTTTTGTCGGTGTGCTAAAATTTGCTGAATATCTTGCTTTTTCAGATATTCTTAATTCATCTATATATCCTGCAAAATTAGTTCCAATTCTAACATTTGTAGTAAAAGTATTATTGCTTACAGCAAATGTTTCTCCGCTAGAACCTGTTATATTATTTCCGTTATAAAATAAAAACATTTTTTGTGTCTGTGCGTTGAATGATGCAGCGACGTGTGCAAACTCGCGTTGACCAAATTGTTGTGTTTGTATATCAGTATTTGCGCCATTTACTGTAGTTGCGACTCCTCCTACTGTACTTACAAATTTTAAACCACTTGTTCCATTCGCAGAAAATTGCATGAAATTTGAAGCATCTGTATTAATTGAAAATAGCTCTTGTTCTGGTAAAGTCGATCCATTAACACGGATAAACATCTCAATGGTAAAATCACCCTCTTCAAATTTTAACCCATCGGTCACAGTGCCACTTTCTACAAAATCTGCACTTGCGACTTCAAGACTAGATTTTCCGAAGTTTTTAACTTTTGCATTTAAATGTGCATCATTTTTAAAAGTAAGAGTCACTTCATCAGTGACAGATTTATTAGGCCTTCCTATGGTAGATGGATCGTCTAATACTTGATCTTCTTCTCCGTTGAATTCTGTTACCTGATAAACATTAGATAAAGGTAATCGAGATACCATAACAGAAGTTTTACCTCCGTCAAATATCTCTACATAATCGTTCGCTAACACTTCTTGTCCGATATAATGCTCAACCATGCCTGTAGCATAGTTAAGTACATTAGACAGTCTAGCATCAGCTGTCGTACTTGAAATTGAAAGATAATCTTTTACTTGGTCTAAATCAACGTATGGATATTTACCTAAGTTTTCTTCTAATCTATCTGCCATAAGATTCGCCCTTCTTTAATTATTTGTCTTCTTCGTCCTCGTCATCATCTTCATCATCGTCCCAGGAATCTTCATCTTCATCGTCGTCCCAGTCTTCATCTTCTTCGTCATCCTCGTCTTCATCATCCCAGGCTAATACTTCATCTTCTTCGATGTCTTCTATTTCGTTATCCTCATCGCCGTCATGGGGTCCTTCCCATTTAGCTAATTCTTCTTCTGCTAAAACTATACTCCATCCTCTTTTATGTAGCCATTTTCTAGCTTCTTCGATATCTTTAATATCGTTAGGTATAATACTGTCCATGTTTCTCTCCTTAAATAAAAAGGGGAGGCTGACCCGCCTCCCCCTAAAGTAGTTAGTAAATAACTAGTTACTATTAACCAGCTTCTATAGTAGTTGCATAAGGGTACTTTGTACCGTCTAGTGCGTTACTAGCATTAGTAGTCAATGCTTTAAAGTCAAAACGTGTTGACATATACATAGCAGTGACTTGCTGGCGTGGTTCGTATTCACTCTCGATTTCAATACCACGTCTTTCAGCGATCATAAAGCCAGGCTTATAAATCAAGGCTCCAATGTCGTTTCCAGTTGAACCAACATTATCTAAAAACTCTGTAATTGCTATCGGAATACCGTATACGGCACCAACTGAACCAGTTAGATATGTTGCATTTGGACCAAACTTATCAACTGTTTGGAAGTCTGAAGTAGTTACTAAGTTATTATAACCTTCAATTGAAGTTAAGTAGACTAAGTCTGCACCTAACTGAAGACCATATTTACCTAATTTAGTTCTTGCAGATGCGATATCTGAAGGGTCAGCTTTATCATTAGCAGAACCTGTGTCTACTGTAAGAGCTGCTCCTACATCATCTGTAAGATTAGTAATACCTTCGATCACTGAAGCAAAACCTGTACCTGCAGTAATTGCATTAGTTGGTGATGCTGTAAAACCTGATAAGGCTCCAGTTCCACGTAAGATTGACTTATCAATTGCACGAGCTAAACGACGTGTAGCTGCTGCACGTAAGAAGTCAAGTAATGGAAGGACTGTGTCCTCTTCCTCATCTTTTGCAAGGTGAGTAGTTGCCATAAACTTATGTGGTGTAAAGTCTACAGATGCAATGGTATTTTGATTTGAAGTTGGAATTCTAGTTCCATCTGCAATACCTGTAGCAAAAGTTCCTGATGCGAACTGTGCTACATCACCATCTGTATCCTCGTCTGCAACTGGTACTCTAAAAGTCTTAGCGTCCACTGCAATACGGTTGAATAACGGAGCAACAACTAATTGCTGTTCCATCTCGGTATAAATGTTATTAGAAAAATTGCTTAAAAATTGATCTACTGTTGTAACAGCTTTCATACGTTGACCTATATTTGTATCAAATACGTCACGTCTATTCAATAATTTAGCGACTAATACAGCGTTTGCCATATCTTTTTCTGAGAACTGAGGAGAGTTAACTCTTTGATTCTCTTGATATTGCATTTTAGAACGTTGTAACGCTGCAATTTCTTCTCTATATTTGTTCATCTCTGATTTAAGTTCTGCAACTTTCTCAGATTCTTTTGAAGTTTGCGCAACTGCGTGTGTCTCTTTTACAAGCACTTGCTGGTCTGCGACTTCAGCCTCATTTATGATAGCTTCACCAGTTTTTTCTACTAGCTCTGCAACTTGAGGTTCAGACACTTCTGCTCTTAATGGAGCAGCTTCTTTTTTGACGTTTTCGATCTTGGCTTTCTTTTCAGATGCGCCTGTATCGAGAACGATTGGTGTATCTACGACTTGCTCAGCCATTTCATTCTCCTTTGTAGATTTTATGTGAAGCTC